TTTTTGGTTTGTTGAGACCTGTTAAACCAACCTTTTTAAGCCTGTTCTTTTCGGCATCTGTTAAGCTCATTTGCGATGTCTCGCTGTCTTTTTAGCTATCTTTTTTGGTTGCTTGCTATGCTGCTTGCCTTTCTTGGTATCCGCTCGTTTCTTTCTTGACGTAGCGGCATACTCTTTGTCTGTTAGCGCATCCCTTGCCGCCTTTGGTAAATACCGTTCACCAGTGGCTTTTTTACCCTGAGTGGATGGTTTGCCTGACTTGGTTCCCCATTTCTGCTTTGTCCATTTCTTCAAAGACTTCTGGGATTTTTTAAGCGTCATGACTTGTAGCCACCACCTGCATCTTTATAAGCCTTAGCCAACATCTGTGCTTTTCGGGCAGACCATTGACCGGGCTTTCCACCCTTACTGCCAGCTTTGATGCGATTAAACTGTCGCTTACGCATCTCTGGCTTGGTGTAGTTACCTGCCTCGTTTACGCGAGACTTTGCTTTTGGCTTTGCCTTGGGTTTTGCTTTGGACTTTTTTTGTGCCATTTCTAGACCTGTTCTTCGTCTGTGATGTTACACGTAAATTACTTGCCTTGTTATTCTTGGTGTTCCTGTCCTTGTGATCTACGTCCTTCTTGTCACCTTTCTTAACAAGACCTTTCTTTTCCATAATGTCCCTAGCGGCATTACGGTTAGCTCGACGTTTTTTCTGCTTAGGCTTTGAGTGATAATTCTGATACTCAGCCTTGTAGTTTCTAGCCATAATGCTTGATAACTTTCATGCAAATAGTATAGATGTCACCGCTACTATGACCTATGGTTGTAAAGTCAATGTCACCCGTCACACCACTGCCTGCATTGTTAGGTATCCCAGAGAACTCTGAAAAGTCAACAGTATCAGCGTAATCAGCTATACAAAGCCAAGCCAGAACATTTGTGCTTGCATCAAAATCTATCCTGACACTCATACCTGCCGTGCTGTACCATATTTTCTGTATGGTGACAGACGTACAAGACTGCTTGGTAACAGGATCAGCATTTAAAGCGGAGACATCTATCTTCTTAACAGCAGACTCTCCTGATCCATCGCTTACGTTAGTAAACTTGAAAACAGCAAACTGTGGGCCATCATTTATCGTCTGTGTTGCAACTGCATCAGCCATTTAAACTTCCTCACTGTAATAATTGGGACGGCTGACCAAGGCCAGCCTCCTCATGTGAATTTACTGATCAGCAAATGCAGGCGCAGTTGTGCTCGTAACATTTCCGAAGATTTGATAATTCGTCGTGTTTAATCCAACGATGGTTACATCAAATCCGGCAGGCACATTCAACTGTATACTGCTGTTTGAGCTTCCGTTAGAAAATACTGAGCTAATTGAGTCGCCATCAGTATCTAGTAAGGTCACACCACCAATGTAAAAGTTGCTATTTCCGGGGGTGATAATGAGCGCATCAGTGGCATCAGCCGCTCCACCTGCATAAACAAACCTGAAAATAGACCCTGCTATGGGTGCAGGTAACGTGTAGGTGTTGTCCTGACCGCCATCTGGGACAAGAAGAATCCTTCCGCTATGCGTGGCGTTGGTAAGAGTGACGTTGGAGTCAGCAAGACTTACAGGGCCGTCACCGACAGTGACTACCTCAGTAATTGCACCTGTCGTGGTGTTTTTGCTGACGGTTTTGAAAGTACTTTCGGAGCGTACCGCTCCAGTAAATGTAGTATTACCCATGTGGTTCTCCCTGTCTGGGTTAGTCTGCTATTGTTAAGCAGTCAGGAATAAGGAAAAGGGGAGCTAGGCTCCCCCTTCCGTGAAACGGTTTATGCTCCGGGCGAACCGTAAATGCCCAAGGGATCGGAGACCCCGAAAGAGTAACGCTCTCGCGCCTTGTACCGAACATTTCCAGTGTCAAAGTCACCGTCCATGCTGGTCTCTAGAGCCGTTCTTTCAAAATGCTTCATACCGTTAGGTATATCGGTGAGAAGGTAGAAAGCGTTGGTGTCAGTCAGATAGTGATTGACAGAGTAACCTTCTGGAATCGCACCCATATTACGGATAGCATTGATGTCGTTGTCGGCTGTCGCCACACGCTGGGTTGTTTCCAGCAGGCGGTCAGCAGTAAACATCAGGTTAGGTGGAACAATTAAACGAGTTGGTCGCGCTGCGATAAGCAGGCCACGCTCATCAGTGTAGGCCGCAATCTCAATGATTGCATTCTCCAGAGATGTCTCGTTCAAGTCAGCCGCAGTTGCGGGACGGTTGCTGTTCTTACCGCCGTTAACCAAGGGATGACCGTCTCCACCAGTAACACCATCACCAGATGCAGTGAACAGGTTAACCCCGTCACCCGTCTGGAATGCGTTAGTGAAGCCGTTGTTTAGAGGAAACGCAGCTTTTACCTGCTTGGTATAAGCCATAGCACGGGCAAGTGCCTTGGTATAACGTGCAGAAAGCGAGTCATAGAGATTATCTTCCATCGCCTCTTCAGTTATAGCAAAACCCATCGCTATTGTTTCGTGATTATACCTTGCGGTGAAAGACTCTTGCGCTGAATCATAAGAGATTGCAGAACCTTCGTTTTTCACTGGCGCAGCGGCAAAACCACTCAGCTTGACTTCCTCTTCAAATGAACGATCAGAACTCTCTGTTTCATAAATGAGAGTGTGTTCGTCCTCGTACTTTTCATACTCCAAACCAAAAAGGGCGTTAAGACCCGGAAGGAGTTCTTTAAGCATTTGTGCTCTTGAAATAGCCATTTCTTATAGCTCCTTATACGCCAAGTTTAGTTTCGTAAGCATGACTGAGCGGCAGATACGTCACAATACAGTCGGTGAAAGCATCACCAACAGCACTGCTTGGGCCGTCCACAAAGTCAACTACACGAAGCGGAAGAGTGTTAGTCGTTGCAATTGAACCACCATCCAAGGCATTCTTGCTTCGACCGATTGAGGTTGAACCTGCTGTGTTAACCGCAGAGATGTTGTTGCCAAGCCCAGTCTGAGCTATAGCTTCGTCACCCTGCATACGGAATAACAACTTAGGATCATCGCAGACATAAGCCATAATATCACTAGCGGCAGTAGACGCTATGAATTGCTGGTTAAATGTCAACTGGTTTGTGTTGGGATCAGTGTACGAACATCCCATGAAAATGCCAACTGTGCCAGCAACAACCGATGTTGTCACAGCCGCTTTTTCTACAGTTCCAGAAGAAACGATCTTAACGAAATCACCATAAAATATAGCAGTTCCGTAACCGCTTGCAATCTTTATGTGTCGAACTTTTCCTGTAAAAGAGCCGCTCGCACTAAGAGTGTCAACTGGTTCTGCGCCCATAGGGGTTGCAGTGGTAGCCATGTTTGGCCTCCTTTAGTTACAAGTCTTAGTTGAGGAGCTTACTATTAAGTTAACTCCTTCCAAAAGTTGTCCTTGTACTCCGCTCTGGTTTCATGAGCGGCATCCTCGGATCATTTTCGCGCAAGTAATTGTTATCCACAGAGTCCATCTGGTTCTGGGCAATCTTCTGGAAATGCTCTGTTCTCGCTGCCACTTTCTCATCTGGCATCTTACAAAGCAACAAGCCACCTACCTCCAGACCTTCCGTAAAGCGGGAGCCAACATCCGAATCCATCAACATTTCGGGGTGGTCTGCTTTTTTGCAAGCTACCCAGCCTTCCCTGAACATTCTGGAAACGTGGGTATTGTCTGGCTCACCAAGGGTGCTAGTCCTAATCCACCTGAACGTCCAGCCCGGAACGGGATCTGGGTCAGGTAGAATAGACGCTGGAACCCATGAGTCGTTAGGTCTTGCTTCCTCTTGACGCGATTGTTTGTTTCTGGGTTTGCGCTCTTCAGTCATCTCAAGCTCTCCTTGTAGAACTCTTTGGCATACTGTTCGTTTGTGATCCCAAGTTTCTTGGCGAGAGAAACCTGAGAGGGCTTTAGCTTCAATTTGCGCGGTTTAGCACCATTATTCCTGTTGGACGGTGCTACTACCGTGGAAGTTTGGCTGGCAGTCGAAGTCGCGGTAAGCCCATCAGAATCGCTATCCTGCCATCCAAATTTTGGATACGCCTCTCTCATACCTGAGTCTATGAACTCAAAGTAATCTGGCGTATTTGGTTTTATCTTCCTGTCCAACACAGCTTCTTCATGCAAACCGTATGCGGTTGCCGTCATTCGCCTATGTGCCGGATCCATAAACCAACTGTTCTTTTCAGCCCACTCCTTTGCCTCTGGATCAACCTGCGGGGGCGGGGGTGGCTGTTGTTGCGGAGCAGGTTGCTGGACTTGAGGTTTTGCAGCCTGTACCGCTAAATTCCTTTCATACTTTTCGGCCTCAGCCATTTCGGCTTGGGCCTTATAAAGTGCCTCCTGAGAAGAAACCACGTTATCCGTGTCACCTTCTTCGTAAGCCTTTTTATACGAATCCTTTGCGCTTTGCAAGGCAAGGGCCGCTTTTGCTTTTATCTGGGCAACGAGAGCCGACTCTCCACGGGAAATGACAGACTCCATTTCCTGATTTCTGCTGTGCAGTTGCTGAGTTATGGCAACTGCCTCGTCACGAACCTTTTCAGCCGCTTCCCTTTGCCTACGTTCTTCATGCTGTTCGTACTTCAGCTTATTAATACGCTTCTGCACTTTTTCGCTATAACCAGAAAGCTCCTCATCATCTGGCTCATCTTCTGATGCCTTTGCTTTTGCTGGACGTTGATCCTCTACAGGTCGATCATCCACAATTTCAAGCTCGATCTGATCATCCTGAGCCTGATCTTCAGTCGCTTTTGCACCTTTCTCGATCTTGGTTCTTACGCCAAAGAATTTATCTTCTGCGGGTGTTGCATCAACACTCTCCATTGCGTCACTCATACTCTACCTATGCCTCTTGGATCTTCGATTACAGCCTCAACGCTGTCATCGTTTATTAAACGGAATTCCTGACCATGCACCATAAATCGTGTGCCTGAGTAGGAGCGCATTAGAATCCAGTCGCCTTCCTTGCAATAAGCACCAGAGGGAAACCGTTTTTTGTCGGCGTAGGCATCCTTGCCCATTTTCAAAACCATGCCAGTGATCGAACCAACCGATTCTTCCTGAATTGATTTTGCGGATTTAATAATCCCGCCTTCCGTCTTTTCCTCTGGATCAGGTAAAGCAATCAACAGTTTGTAACCTTGCGGCTCAGGCAGTTGATGCGCCTTGCGAGGTTCCTCCTCGTTTTCTGTAGGTACTACTGACAGTTCTGTCATTGGTATTTGCCTTTGCACTGGAAAAAAGCGTCCAGAGTCGCTTGCATCGCCCGTTGCGATGAATGGTTTAAATATTAAATACTATTCTATGCCTTTTCAATTCTTTCCTTCAAATCGAGAAGCTCTCTTTCAGCGATAGCGAGACCTTCTATAATACCGCAACAATGTCGGTATTCTGCGAAATCCTTACAAGCACCACCACTAATGTGGTCACTCAGTTCATTCATCTGCCTGCGTAACTGTTCACGCAAGACCTCAAATGCATTGTTGGAGGCTCTATCTGTCAAACAGGTTCTCCACTATCTCCTTGCCAATCTTGACCCCTTCGATCTGTTCCTTGGAAACAATCTTTCGACTTTCCAGTTGATCCTTGGCGTTATCTTCCGCTACCTTTACAGCCAGTTCCGCTTTCCTGATTTCCTCGTCCCTATTAAGTTTCTGGGAATCAAAGTTGACTTTACTCATTGCTTTGGCTGTTTCAAGCTGAAGTTTGGCCTGATCAATCTGGGCCTTGCTCTGGGCTTGCATTTCTTTAATCGCAAGCTCCCTTTGCGCCATCTGTACCACAGGATCTTGCGCCTGTTCCTGAGCTTTCTGCTGTGCCATTTCCTGTTCATTCTTGCCTTTCAACTGTTCAGCCGCTGGGGCCACCAGTCTGGCAATTCGTAACTCGATGTCTTCAGGCAGGTTTTCGTCTGGTGCTGGCAAGTTAACACCAAGCTCTTTCTCAACTTGTTGACGATAAGCAAACGCCAGATGTTCCTGAACATGTGCCGCCATCGCTGCAACCATCTGTTTAGCCAATGGACTTCTACCAGCAATCTGCAATATCTTTGGATCTTCAATAAACGACATGTGCGCCTGAATGTGTGCCTCATGATCCTGATAAATAAATGCCTTGACAGGCTTGTTGTTCAGGATATTCATGTTTTCACTGACAGGATCAGTTGGCTTGATATCGTCTTCCATCGGCACGATCTTGTCTGCATCCCTGATGCTAAGGACATCCAGCATCTGACGATGCAGCAACGGCAGATCATACATCTCAGGGTTTTGCTGAGATAGCTGTAACGCAGCCTGATACTGCATAATGCGTTGCGCCATCGTACCTGAGTTGGGATCGCTTACCGCAATCACATCAACACGCCCATCGAAATCCTCGCGCACCACAGCGTTGTCTTTGGTTGCGTAAGGATAATCACTTGGGCCAAAATCGTAGACAATGTTAGAAAGTAAACGCAATTCTTTACGCATTGAGGCGTGTAACCTTGCCTGCACCGCGCTCATCACCTTCATTGACCGCTCAAGAATGGCGAGAGTCGTTCCGACAGGTGCTTCACTGTTCATGTCGGCTGCTTTTACGTCAGCCGCTGTGGCAAATCGTCTTCCTTCTTCAACAATATCGCCTAAAAGCTGATAAAGGACGTTGCTCGGCTCTTTATAAGGTAGAAAACTGATATTTTCCTTGATTGAGCCACCGGGAACGTCCACATCCCTGAATTCTCCCGGCATTATTGGTGTATCATCACCTTTAATCCGTAATCCACGGGATTTTAGACCTCCCGGAAGGTTAGCAAGCGTCCCTGCGTCCACAAGTTGGCGCAAGAGGGAGGTTGCGCTTTTGGCGAGACCGCCAATCATGTGGATTAGTCCAAATCCGTAGAAGCCAAGTCCGGGCATGTACTGGTAATGAACAAAATGCTCACGTTTCATGCGCTGGGGGTCGCCTTCATAGTAATTTCTGCGTATCGACAGCACTTTTCGGGAGCTTAAATCGATACTAACAACATAAGGCAGGGCAATTCCAGTCGGTTCGCCCCTTTTTGTGTCCTCAAAACCCGCCAAGTCAAGCTCAATCTGCATTTCCAGTATGGTATGACGGGCATCTAGCTCGTAAGTGGAGGAATTTCCTGTTAACTCCTCGTATTTATGCTTTATTTCGTCCGTGTCTTCGCTTGCCTTGCCGATATCAACGTCCGAATAAAAGCCAGCAACCTGCATTTTACGGATTTCATTGCTTGAACGCTTCATGACATGAGTCGCACGTTCACATGTTGTCAAATCAGACGCACCGTAGCTAACAATAAAGTCTTCTGCGGGTACAAACATGCTACAAGGCCGACCCATGTTGGGATCGAAGTACACTTTTCTAAACGCAGAGCCTGCCAACGGCAGAGAAAACAGCAATCGTTCCGTTTCGGAGCGGTATTCCGACATCTTTTCGGTGACAAGATAATTTAAATAGTCCTGTACCCTGTGCGCCTGCTTCTCTTTGTCCTCATCAATCACGCCAACAATGCTGGTCTTAACAGGGCCAGAGGCAGGAAACAGTTCCTGTATCGACTGAGACTGAAACTTGATGACAGATTCTGTTAGTAACGGATGAAACACACCACATGCACCATCCCAAGGGGTGGTTCTGTCTTCATGCTTCAAGCCCAGAAGGTCAAGTCCTTCTATATACGTTCTTTCCCAGTCTGCACGGCTTTCCTTGTCAGACCTGTAGTAACCGATCAAGTCACTGGCAAGACTCGCAAGATCACTGTCTTCCATGAAGTCTGCAAGGTTCGCGTCAAACGGAACCATACCCATGCTTGATGCGTCTGGATCAAAATCAAGAATTACACCACCGTCAGGCGTTTCAACAGAAACCGCCTCTGGGTTTACAATCTCGATCTCTATCGCATCTTCTGGCGACAAAGCACCTGCCATCATATCAGGTGTTGCAAGTGGCTTTTCAATTGCCATTTAATTTACCCGTTCTTACGAAACTTCTGTGGTCTTGCTGCTCCAGATCCGCGAGCCGTTGTCTCTTTCACTTTTGTTTTCTTACCGCCTTTCATCATCATCTTTGGATTAGATGCTCCACCTTTCGCGTAACCCTTGGTGTTAGGTTTTCCTCCAGCAGCCATTTTTTTCTTCGCTGGGGTCGTGGTGGTAACTGGCGTTCTCGCTTTTCGCTTTGACATTTTATCGTTGGGGCTTCTGACAGTGCTCTTGCCAGCACTCATTTTTTTCTTGGCTTTAGATGTTTTCTTTCCACCGCGCATCATTTGCTTGGGTTTTTTACCTGCCATCTTACGCATCCTCCGCATACAAATTATTAAAGGTTCTTTCTGAATCCATGTAGCTTTCATCGCACTCGGCACTCATAGTCCATTTT